GGTGGATTTGGTTCAACTGGAAAATAAAAAATAAAATATGTTTATAGAACAAACGGAAGAAAAAACAAATAATAATTTATGGGTAGAGAAGTATCGCCCATCAAAGCTTGCTGATTATGTTGGTAATGAACATTTAAAATCAAAAGTAGAAGGTTATTTAGAAAATGGTGAAATCCCACATTTATTGTTATATGGTAAAGCGGGCACTGGTAAAACTACATTAGCAAAATTAATTGTAAAATCAATTGATTGTGATTATATGGTTATCAATGCATCTGATGAAAATAATGTTGAGACTGTTAGAAATAAAGTAAAGAATTTTGCATCTTCTATGGGATTCAAACCATTTAAGATTATTCTTTTAGATGAGTTTGATTATATGTCACAACCATCTCAAGCTATCTTAAGAAACTTAATGGAAACATTTTCAGCACATTGTCGTTTCATATTAACTTGTAACTATGTTGATAAAGTAATTGAACCAATTCAAAGTAGATGTCAATCATTTCAAATCATACCACCAACTAAAAAAGATGTTGCAATGCAAGTTAGCAAAATCCTAAAAGCTGAGAATGTAGAATTTGAAGTTAAGGATTTAGTTCCAATTATTGATGCAGCTTATCCTGATATTCGTAAAGTTATAAATACATGTCAGTTAAATTCAAATAAAGGCAAACTACAAGTAGATGTACAAAATCTATTAGAAAATGATTACAAAAATAAAATTGTGGATATCTTAAAATCAAATGACGATAAGAGAAACAAATATATGAAAGTAAGACAAGCTCTTATTGATTCTAAATCAAAAGACTTTACTGATTTATATACAACTTTATACGATACTGTAGAGGATTATGGAGGTGAAAATACATCAAATGTAATTCTAATCTTAGGTGATGGTGTAAACAAATCAGCAACTGCTATTGATAAGGAAATTATCGCAGCGGCTACATTAATTCAAATTTTAAATATTATATAATGGCTAACATTTTAGGAGCAGGTGGACAACCAATCGGAGGACAAGAAGAAAAACCAATACCTTTAGAAAAAACTGAAGCAATCGGATGTAAAAAATGCGGTGGTGAAATATTTGTACAAGGGTTTGGATTTCGTAAGATTTCAAAGTTATTAACAGGCAAACCAAAAGATGAAGTATTACCCGTAGAGTTATTCTTATGTGGTGATTGTGGTGAAGTATTAAATGATTTATTACCTCCGGGTTTAAAAGTAGAAGAAGAAGCATAATATGGCAGCAAAAACACTATTTGACCATTTAAACGCAATTTGTGATAAGAAAGACCCAAAGTATTGGGACACACTTGATGAGAGTGATAGAAAGACATGGAGTAACTATTTGATACTTCGTTTTCTTTCTATGAAGCCTGAGTGGATAGAACTAATTGCAGATATACAACCTTATATACAAGAAGCTCCGCCTAAAGCAATGTATCTTGCTTTAATTGGATTGATTCCAAAGACAAGAGCATTTTTAAAATATATGAAACCCGCATCATCTGAAAAATATGAAGATTGGATTATTGAATTGGTAGCAAGGCAATATGAAGTATCTAAATCAGAAGCAGAAGACTATCTTAAAATCCTTTATGAAACTACCAGCGGTAAGATGCATATTAAGGAAATAGCGGAGAATTATGGTACTGACCCTAAACAAATTACTAAGTTAAAACTAAAAGTTTAATTAGGTAATCTCAGGTATTTTTCGTATCTTTATACAATAAAACAACATAATGGCTAAAGTATCATTTTCGCAATATAGTATGTGGAGTTCATGCCCACATCAATACAAATTAAACTACATAGATAAGTTAGGTGAGAGTTCATCTAATATCCATACAATATTTGGAACTGCTATGCACGAAACAATCCAACATTACCTTTCGGTTATGTATGGTGTTTCTAAAAAGCAAGCAGATGAAATCAATAAAGATAAGCTCTTATTAGAAAAAATGAGAGAAGCTTATAAAAGTGAAGCTGATAAAATGAGCGAAGGAACTCCTTGTACTCAAATTCAATTGGAGGAATTCTATGGAGATGGTAGGCGAATTTTAACTTGGTTAGATAAGCATATGCACAAATTCTACTCAAAGAGTGGATTTGAATTAGTGGGTATTGAGATTCCATTAAACGCAACCATTAAAGAGGGTGTACACTTTATTGGATTTATTGATATTGTTATTAGAGATTTGGCATCAAACGAAATTATTATTATAGATTTAAAGACATCCACTATGGGATGGAATCAGTATCAAAAAGCTGATAAGATGAAAAACTCACAAATCCTTTTATATAAGAAATACTATTCAGAATTATTTAGTATTCCATTACAAAAGATTAAAGTTGAATATCAAATCCTTCGTAGGAAGTTGCCCGAAGATTCGGCATTTCCAGTACCACACGTATCAAAGCACATTCCAGCACATGGCTCTCCATCTGTTAAGAAGGTATATGATGAGTTTATGGAATTTATCAATACTGTATTTGATGATGGTGGTGGATTCAAAGATATAGAATTTCCTAAAGTACCCGGTGCAGCAAAAAAGAATTGTAAGTTCTGCGAATTTGGGAATAGAGGAATATGTGATAAAAAGGCTACAAAATAAAATTTTATGTTTTTTTGAAAACTTTATATTTATATATACAAATATATTTATAATGAATCAAGACAACACAAAACTAACAACTGTGAAAATACTGAAAGATGTATATTCATCATTTAAAAAAGTATCTTTCGATTCGGATGTAACACTTCAAAAGCTGGTAAATAGAACAGTTGAAAGATATGTTAAAGACGATGATTTTAGAAAAGAAATGAATGAGTATTTACAATTACAAATTTCAGGTTCACAATTCTAAAAAATTAAAATAAGTTATGGCAAAAAAGAAGAAAATCCTTTTACTTTCGGATGATTTGAGAATGGCAAGTGGTATAGCCACAATGTCAAAAGAATTAGTACTTGGTACAGTACACAAATACGATTGGTTTCAAGTAGGTGCAGCAATTAATCACCCTGAAGCTGGAAAAGTTTTGGATGTAAGTGAGGATATAAAAAATACATATGGTATTGCTGATGCTAATGTTAAAATACTTCCTTGGAATGGTTATGGTAATGCTGACTTAATTAGACAACTAATTAACTCCGAACAACCTGATGCTATCTTACACTTTACTGACCCTCGTTATTGGACATGGTTGTATGATATAGAACATGAAATCAGACAGAATGTTCCACTTTTATTCTACGCAATTTGGGATGATTTACCAGACCCATTATACAATCGTAACTTCTATGAAAGTTGTGATTGGATTGGTTGTATCTCTCGTCAAACATATGGTATCATTAAAAGATTATCAGCGTTAGATACAAAACCAACTTGGAAACCTAAAAAGGATTGGCAAGTAAGTTATGTGCCACATGGTATTAATACAAATGTGTATAAACCAGCTGATGTGCCTGCAGAATTCCGTAAAGAGATTTTAGCTGGTAAGGAATATGATTTTGTTCTATATTGGAGTAATCGTAATATTAGAAGAAAACAACCTGCAGATGTTATCGTAGCATTTAAAAAGTTTTGTGATAAAATAGGTAAAGAAAAAGCAGACAAAGTTTGCTTGGTAATGCATACACAACCTGTTGATGAAAATGGAACTGATTTACATGCAGTAATTGAAACAATGGCACCTGAATGTAATATTATATTTTCAGAAAAGAGAAGACCTCAAGAAGAATTGAATCTTATCTACAATATGGTAGATGCAACAATTAACATCGCTAACAACGAAGGATTTGGATTAGCAACTGCAGAATCGGTAATGGCTGGAACTCCAATCATTGTAAACGTAACTGGTGGATTGCAAGACCAATGTGGATTTGAAGTTGATGGTAAGATGCTAACTGCAGAAGATTACATTAAGATTGGTTCACTTCACCAATGGAGAGAGTGGGAAGGAAAAGCTAAACCTGGCCCTTGGGCATTGCCGGTATGGAGTAGAGCATTAGCATTAGCAGGTTCAGTTCCGACACCTTATATTTGGGATGATAGAGTTGATATAGAGGATGTTGCAGACGCAATTGAGAAAATGTACAACACACCAAAAGACATCCGTAAAGCAAACGCATTAGTGGGTAGAGAAGCATTTATTGGTGAGATGGGATTAACACATACAAATATGTGTCAGCAATTAGAAAACGGAATCGAATCAGTTTTTGAAAATTGGAAACCAAGAGAAAGATTCGAAGTATTTAAAATTAAATAAGTTATATAAATGAAACCAACATTAGTAT